GAAAGTGTAATGATATTTAAGGAGTATGATTTATGAAATTATTTTTAGTTGATGCAGTATCTACTTTCCGTAATTCTTATGTTGTTCGTTGCAAAGAAGAGGTCCATGCATCAGATACAGTCACACTGAACGAAGCAGATGAATGGAGTCAGGACTGGCTGGGTGAAACTGTCTCTAGAGTCAGAGAGATCAGTGAGGAAGAGTATCTGGTGTTGTTTGATAAGGATAATGATTATCTTAGGGATTGGGATGTAGAAAAGAAAAAATCCCTGATCCATACAGTCAATTACGACGATCTAGAACCAGGGATCAATCCCATAGCAGATGGGAAGGCGGAGATTTAACTCCGTCTTTTTATTTACTGACGTAAGCACTTGCTCCAAAGAATGTCGCTACCACACCTGCCTGAGCAATATAGAACATCTGTAGCAGGCTGCTCAAGGCGGTCAATCTTTCGATTGGTAGTATGGGGAGAAATAAGAATCCAGTGAAGAGAACCATACTACCCATGGCGATCCATGCCATTCTTCTGAGTTGGTCTTCTTTGGCGTCTTTGTTTTCAAGGTCGATGATTCTCTGAGCTTTTTCAAATTCGTTATCAGAGACAGTTCCATCTTCATCCGTATCCAGGGTTGCATACTTAGATCCTTTCTCTAATACCTTCTGTGACATTATTAGCTCTTATCGCTATTGCCATAGAAGAATCCTATCACAGTAGCGACAGCTGTACCTAACAAGAATCCCAAGATGATATCAGCAAAATGCTGGCTGCTTTCTGGTACGTTTAAGAACGTGACGCAGAAGAAATATAGGGTTGAGGAGATTGCCCAAAACCACGAGTAGTAATATATAAAATGTGCTGCTATTCTATCACCGGATGTCAGTGCTTCTTTTGCCTGAACCCTCGCATCGCTGATCTCTTTTTGTTCCAATTCATTTATCTTAGCCATGTTATTCTCCTATTCCAATTTTATCTTTTGCAAATCCAATAAGCGCATCCGATACTTCTGAGCTGATACCGACTACACCCGTTACTAAAGCACCAAATATCAAACCTATTATCAACACACTATTGATCATCGATAATACAGAGACGTATCCTAGATTCGTCTCAATCCCTTTTAGTGTTTCTGTAAGTATCTCTACCTTTTCAATCTCATTCTTTTTTCGATAATTCAACAGCCAGGGATGAAATTCAGAATCTTCATCTGGGTTTTCAACTTCATCCTCGGCCATCACACATCATTATTTCATCAACATGAAGGCTGCAACGCCAGCAGCTATTGATATCAGAAGTACTAATATCACGACCGCCATCACGACCTGCTTAGTATTCTCTGCTTCGATCTCACGATTGTGTGCATCTAAAGCAGCACGTGCTTTTGCCTTCTTGTAGGCTTCTCTCTGAGCAGGATTCATCTTAGCCATTCTGTCACGCTCTTGCTCAGCAGCTATCTCTTGCATCGCCTGCTTGCGTAGCAATGCATTGTTCTTGGCTATGTCATTATTGATCTGTACGAGTTCGTTGCGTGCTTTTGTGGCAATGTTTTTAGCTTTGACTTTTTTCATGTCATCAGCTATACCAAACACGCTATCGGTAACTGCTTCGCCCCAGGCCTTGCCTAGGTTGGCTGCTTCTTTTGGGTCTAAGGGTACCATTTGAATTCCTCTTTACATTAAATTTTTAATAAAAACATTGTAAAAAGAAGGTCAAATCATTTATTCTTGTATTTATTAATTTCCGATGCTTGTCTCGTTAAAAGGACCAAAAAACCATTGGCATTGTATACAGTAAAGTATATTTTACCATCTTTATTGTGGTTTTCAAATATCTTATACACTGAAACTTTTCCCACAACCACATGATGACACTTCATTAGGATTCTTGAATACCAGAGCAGACGAGCCTAATTTCTGTTCATAGTCAAGAACAGTACCTATCACATACATAAGGCTCATCCCGTCTACGACTAATTTCTTGTCATCGCTCAGATCAACAACTCCATCGAAAGGTTTGATCGCTTCATCTAAGAAGTTATACTCGTAGCTAAATCCAGCACAGCCCCCACCCTTGACCTGTATCTTGATCCCAGGTTTGTTTGCTGTAATGCACGAATCTATCAAATAATTCCTAGCTGTCTCTGTTACTGATACTGGCTGATTCATGATTTATCCTTAAAAAATAACTATCTGATGTTTGTTTTAGTGTTGACTTATTGGGTGTAATGCATTATATATACTTATGTAGCTGCCGTAATGGAGTTACATTTTCACAATCAACCTTGCTTAATAGGAGGTCTATATGACTACTTTTGACTTTAATAAATTCTTTGACGTTACTTTCCCTGCAGATAAGTTTGGAAAACATTTTGTTGGTTATGATGGTGTCATCAAGAAGTTTCAAGAAGCTTCTGAGACGATGGCTAAAGTTATCCCTAACTATCCACCATACAACATCGTCAAGGTAGACGATAATAAGTTTGTTATCGAGATGGCAGTCGCCGGTTTCGGTAAGCATAATCTCGACATCACTATCCAAGACGGCACTCTTACGATTGCTGGACATACCGATGTTGGCGATCTAGAACAAGAAGGCCTTAATAATCAGTATATCTACAAGGGTATTGCTGATCGTCCGTTCACTCGTACATTCTCTATTGCAGATTCAGTAGAGATCAAAAATGCAGATCTTATCAATGGTATGTTGAAGATTTGGCTCGAGGCAATCATTCCTGATTCTAAGAAGCCCAAGAAGGTAGACATCAACGAACCTTCTTCTCCAACTGTGAAAACAGAAAAGAGTTTTTTAGCAGAAGGGAGCAAATGAATGTCAGTAGATATACTTATCCATAACTTTGTGAAATGGTATTCCAAGAGGATCAAGGAATCTAATACTCGTAAAGAACTGTCATTTCTTTCAGATAAAGAGCTATCTGATATTGGCATTTCTCGTTGTGATATCGACCGTGTTGCTAAGGGAGGAACTCGAAGATGGTAACTCCTGGATGGCCTTTAGATAGATAATATTTATACCAAGGGGGATTAATTTCCCCCTTGACTTTTGTATGTTATTGTCGTATGATTATCAATCATGAACAAATATAGTTTGGATGACCTCTTTGAGTAATTTTTATACGAGCGTGGCTATCAGTCGTGGCGACATTCTTCTTCGTGGATATGAAGGAGAACAGAAGGTCCAGAGAAGGATCCCCTACAAGCCATCGTTATACATACATTCCAAGCAAGGCAACTCAGAGTATCGTAACCTTAAAGGTGCTGCTGTTGATAAGATTGAGTTTGGTTCGATTGGAGAAGCTCGTGACTTCGTCAAGCGATATTCTGAGGTAGAGAACTTCCATGTCTATGGGATGACCAACTACACCTATGCATTCATCAACGAACAATATCCAGGTGAACTTGACTATGATCCCAACAAGATCTCAAAGGTCAACATCGATATCGAGGTTGCTGCAGATCAAGGTTTTCCTAACATCCAGCGAGCAGATAAAGAGATCACTGCAATCACAATGAAGAAGGATGATGTGTATGTCGTGATTGGTTGTGGTTTGTTTGATCTTACCAAATTACCAGAAGATATCCAACCTAAGGTCAAGTACATGAAGTGTGCTGACGAGGCTGAGTTGCTTCTGAAGTTCCTTGATGTGTGGCGTTCAAAGTGGTTCTCTCCTGATCTAGTCACTGGCTGGAACATTGAGATCTTTGATATCCCTTACATGGTCAATCGTATCAAACGAGTGCTTGGTGAAGCAATGGCCAAGAAGATGTCTCCATGGGAGATTGTTGAAGAACGCACGATCACTGTTGCTGGTCGTGATCATCAGACATATACTCTGGTTGGTATCTCTACTCTGGACTATCTGCAACTGTATCGTAAGTTTTCGTTCACGATGCAGGAAAGCTACAAGCTAGATCACATCTGCCATATTGAGCTTGGCGAACGTAAGATGGATTACTCTGAGTTTGATTCTTTGTTTGATCTATACAAGAAGGACTATCAGAAGTTCATCGAGTATAACATTCGAGACGTTGATCTTGTTGATAGATTAGAAGACAAGCTAAAGTTTATTGAACAGGTATTTGCTATTGCATATGATGGCAAGGTTAACTACCAGGATGCTTTCACCTCTGTGCGGATGTGGGATATCATCATCCATAACTATCTGCTCAGCCAGAAGATCGTGATTCCTAACAATAGAGTTGGAACAAAGGATCGTCAGATCATTGGAGCATTCGTTAAGGATCCTAATGTTGGGATCCATAAATGGGTTGTGTCGTTTGATTTGAACTCACTGTATCCTCATCTAATCATGCAGTATAATATCTCACCTGAGACCTATGCAGGACAGATTGCTTCGCTTGGTGGTGAAGATGGTGTTGATAAGATCATGGCAGGATATCTTGATGATCTGTCTGTACGTAACCAACTGACCACCCAGAATGTTGCATGTGCTGCCTCTGGTTGTATGTTTGATAAGGACTACAGAGGTTTCCTTCCTAAGCTAATGGAGAAGATGTACAACGATCGTGTTGTCTACAAGAAGCGGATGATCGAGTACAAGCAGAAGCAAGAAGTAGAACCTTCTGAAGAGAACATCAAGAAGATTGCTCAGAACCATAACATGCAGCTTGCAAAGAAGATCCAATTGAACTCAGCTTACGGTGCATTGTCTAACGAATACTTCCGTTGGTTTGATCCTAAGTTAGCAGAGTCGATCACTTTGTCTGGCCAACTATCAATCAAGTGGATTGAGCGCGAGATGAATAAGTATCTTAACAATTTATTTAAAACAAAGGATAATGATTATGTCTTGGCATGCGATACGGATTCTATGTACATTACGCTTGAGCGTCTGGTCAGTCAATGCGGCCTTGAGGGCAAGACTACTGAGGAAATCGTCAAATTCATTGATAGAGTCTGTGAAGATCGGCTGGAACCTTTTATTGAGCGTTGTTATGAACAGCTTGGCAGATATGTTAATGCCTACGAACAAAAAATGAAGATGAAGCGTGAGGCTATTGCTGACAAAGGTATTTGGACAGCAAAGAAGCGCTACATCCTCAATGTGTGGAATAACGAGGGTGTCTCTTATTCTGAGCCTAAGTTGAAGATGATGGGTATCGAAGCTGTCCGTTCTTCTACTCCACAGGCTTGTCGTAATAATATTAAAAAAGCAATTGGAGTAATCATCAATCAGGATGAGGATGCTATCATTGCATTCATCAACAAGTTCCGTTTAGAGTTTAGTCAGCTACCTTTTGAAGATGTGGCCTTTCCTCGAGGATGTAAGGGACTGAATGAGTATGGGGATGCAAACACAATCTACCGTAAGGCTACTCCTATCCAGGTCAGAGGAGCTCTTGTATACAATCATCTACTCAAGCAGAAGAAGCTCGATCAGAGATATCAATTGATCCAGGAAGGCGATAAGATCAAGTTCTGTTACATGAAGCTTCCTAATCCTATCCGAGAGAACGTGATAGCCTGTCAGGGCAACCTTCCTCGTCAGCTAGGACTAGATCAATACATAGACTACGATACACAATACGATAAGGCTTTTGTCGAGCCCATTAAGACAATTCTCGATGCAATTGGTTGGCGAGTAGAAAAGAAAGCTAGCCTAGACAACTTTTGGAGCTAAAATGAATAAAGAGATATTTGATTTTGACTTTGGTATGGACTTTGCTGATGACTTACAAGAAGTAGTTGCAGATCAATCAATCAAGGCAAATGCAGCAGAAGCAAAGGCACAGAAGATGTATGATATGATCATGCCATTACTTAACAATTTAAAAAAGAATCCTGATAAGCCAAATATTGTTTGGCCTGATCGCCAGAAAAAGATTGACGAATTTATAAAAAAGCTTGATGATGTACTTAATAGTTGAACAGACAAGGAACCAATATGTCATTAATTAATCGTCTTATGAAGAATTCTACAATTGACTCAACAGATATCCTTTCAGATAGCAAAGTCTATAAGAAGAAGGATATGATTACTACTAGCGTTCCGATGGTGAACGTGGCACTTTCTGGTAGCGTAGATGGAGGACTGACTCCTGGCCTTACTATCATGGCAGGTCCGTCCAAGCACTTTAAGTCTGCCTTTTCTCTCCTTATGGCAGCAGCGTATCTAAAGAAGTATCCGGAAAGTGTTCTTTTATTCTATGACTCAGAGTTTGGTACTCCTCAGGGTTATTTTGATTCGTTTGGTATCGATATGAAGCGTGTGCTACATACTCCTATTACCAATGTCGAAGAGCTGAAGTTTGATATCATGAAGCAGCTGGGTGATATCGGTCGTGACGATAAGGTTGTCATTATCCTAGATTCGATGGGTAACCTCGCATCCAAGAAAGAAGTTGAAGATGCAGAAGCAGGCAAGTCAGTCGCAGACATGTCTCGTGCAAAGGCATTCAAGTCCCTGTTCCGTATGGTAACTCCTCATCTGACTCTCAAGGATATTCCCTTGATTGTTGTCAATCATACATATAAGGAAATTGGATTGTATCCCAAGGATATTGTGGGTGGTGGAACAGGCGTTTATTATTCTGCAGATACGATCTGGATACTTGGTCGACAGCAGGATAAGGACTCAGATGGAATTACAGGATACAGATTTATTATCAATGTGGAGAAGTCTAGGTATGTTAAAGAAAAATCTAAAATACCTATTACAGTTAGCTACGAGGGCGGGATCCAAAAGTGGTCAGGCCTGCTCGATCTCGCTATTGAAGGTGGTTATGTGGTTAAGCCTTCTAATGGTTGGTATCAGTTGGTCGATCGTACAACTGGTGAAGTAGTTGGTAACAAGATGCGTGCTGCTGATATCGAAGATAACGGCGAGCTGTGGAAGGGTGTACTGACCACGACAGATTTTGCTGAATGGATCAAGAATCGTTATACACTGGTTGGTGGCAACTTGATTGCAAGTGAGGATGCTGATGGATGAGAAAACACTTAGAGAATCTTTATCAGACGTTTCAAATTCGTTTAGAGAAGCATCAGCTCAGTATGATCAGAAAGCTGAAGAGTATTGGAAGAGCCTTCCATATGAAGACCAACTACAGGCCTTCTACATCGTTACCAAGCGTATTCACAAAGGGGACATCGTGGAAAAGGGATCTTATCGATATGTTCTCTATGATACTTTCGGCTTTGATTTTGATAGCTATATTATTGGTATGGACAGTGGGTATCTTGATATCCATAACGGCTTGGTAGACAAATGAATTGGTCAGTCAGAGTGCTTTATGGATACAAAAATTGGGTGATAATATTTAATCCGTTTGGTGATTGGTTTTATTGGAATGAATGTAGATTACATTATACTTCGTGGAAGGTAGGTCCTATTATGGTTAAAAGGTATTGGCGTTGATTGAGAAGACAATTCTATCACATTTAGTATTCAATGAGGCGTTTGCTAGGAAGACTCTTCCTTTTCTCAAGGATGAATACTTTCAGAACTTAGCAGAGAAGACTGTCTACAAACTAATTAATGAATATGTTATCAAGTATAACAACACACCTACAAAGGAAGTTCTTCATATTGAATTGAAGAACAGAGAAGGAATGTCTGATAGTACGTTCAAAGATTCAAAGTCGTTGATCGATGATCTTGCTACCGAGAACACAGAGATTAAATGGTTAGTTGATTCAACAGAGAAGTTTTGTCAAGAGAAGGCGATATACAATGCAATCATGGCATCAATTAAGATCTTGGACGATAAGAGCGGATCCTCAAGTACAGGTGCTATCCCTACTCTTCTATCAGACGCCCTTGGCGTGTCTTTTGACGTTAGCATCGGTCATGATTATTTTGCCAATGCTAATGATCGTTTTGATTTCTACCATCGCAAGGAAGAACATATTCCATTCGACATTGATTTCCTTAACAAGATCACTAAGGGTGGTCTTGTTCGAAAAACCCTTAACATTGCATTGGCTGGCACTGGCGTTGGCAAGTCCTTATTTATGTGTCACTGTGCTTCTTTTAACCTGACACAAGGCAAGAATGTCCTTTACATCACAATGGAAATGGCAGAAGAAAAGATTGCAGAACGTATCGATGCTAACCTGCTCAATGTCACGATCGATAACCTTGCCATAATTCCAAAGGATGTGTATGATAAAAAGATCAAACGAGTCAGGGAGAATACTGTTGGAAAACTTGTCGTCAAAGAATATCCTACTGCTTCAGCTGGTAGCGGTCACTTCCGTCATCTTATCAATGAACTTCGTATCAAGCGAAACTTTATTCCTGACATTATCTATATCGATTATCTCAACATCTGCTCTTCTAGCCGGATTAAGTCTGGAAGTAATGTCAACTCATACACACTCATTAAGGCAATTGCTGAAGAGTTGCGTGGTCTTGCCGTTGAGTTTAATGTTCCTATCTTTTCTGCTACTCAAACTACTCGAGGTGGCTATGGGAACTCTGACGTAGAATTGACTGATACATCTGAGTCATTTGGTCTTCCTGCAACAGCTGATCTTATGTTTGCATTGATCTCTACAGAAGAACTAGAACAGCTGAACCAACTTATGATCAAGCAGTTGAAGAATCGATATAATGATCCTACCTTGTACAAGAGGTTCGTGGTTGGGATTGATCGCGCAAAGATGAGATTGTACGATGCAGAACAATCTGCGCAGGATGGTATGATGGACGATTCGTCAGACAAGCCAGTGTTCAATAAGACTGGCTTTGGTCAGGGTGTTGATTTAGAGAAGAAAAAGAGATTCAAGGACCTGATCGTATGATCGAGACATTCTTCAATAATTTGATATATCTGATGATGTTTCCTTTATCTATCGTGCTGTTGTTATTTTTTGTTGCCTTGTTGACAGGTGCTCGTGATGATCCAGAGGAACTTCCTGATCAGGTAGCACATGCTATCATGGATTTTCTGATCGAGCAGCAGCAGAAAGGCAGGACATTCATAATGGAGAGTGAGATCTATCAGATGCTCGGAGCTGGTTTAGCTCACGATGCAGAAGATCGAAAGTTCATCCTCAAGCAGTATTTTGATAATGTGATCAGCATGGAAGACTACAAAAATAATTTAAAATAGCTGTTGCCTTTTTATCAGATATGCCCTATATTAATAATAAGGACAGAGACACACAAACGGAGTTAAAAAATGTCTAAGATTGAAATGGCTCGTAAGATTGCAGAACAGAATCCTAACCTTGATCGTAAGGGCTTGATTGATGCGTTTATCTCTCAGCTGAATATGACGAAGGCTGGTGCAACCACGTATGCATATAACATGTCTAAGGGTCAGCCTAAGATCAAGACGGTCAGCATCTCGTCGATTGTCAAGAAGGTTAACGAGCAGTATGTTGCTAAGCAATCGACTGATGATCGTCTGGCAATGATGAAAGATGTCAGCCGCAAGTTCAAGCAACAGAATGTTGAGACTGAGTACGATCGCCAATCGATGCAGGCAGAAATTGATGTGCAAGTCAACGAGGCCATGGAATATGTTCGTGATCATGCGCCAGCTTTTTTGCGTAAAGAGCTAGGTCTCCAGTAAAAAAACATATATAATATACTGGTCGCTTCTTCCTGTTTATAAAAGAAGCCTTTGTCTGGTACTGGCGCCGAATGGTTGCAGGTGGTTTCCAGCAGGGAGAAGTAGATAACGAAAGTTATCTCTTCATGGATACACCAGAGCCCGAAGTGTGTGCACAATTTAATCACAGAGGTAGGCCGATCAAAGGATACTGCTATAGTCCGGATGACGCAGGTGAGGTTGGCTAGACAGCTGGTGTATCCTTGAAGTGATAATTAGACTAGCGATAGTCTTAACGAGGCAAACAACGTCAGGCTCCAACCTGAGGTTCAACGGTTGTAGGTGACGATGGGTGATATCGGAACCTTCATAAATTTTGCTTGCGTTGGGTGCCTTAAACGAGAGCTTACAGTGTTCTCGGGCTGGTCTGCAGACCAGTGGGTGTATTCTAGAAGCCATTAAGTGTGGGTTCGATTCCCATGGCGAGCTCCTAATATATGGAGGAATATATGCCAAGTGTATTTTTGGTTAGTGATACGCACTTTGGTCACTTGGGTATGTGTAAATTTACGCAGAACGATGGTGTGACAAAGTTACGACCATGGACTGATCCAGAAGAAATGGATGAAGCCATGGTCAAGATGTGGAACGAAACTGTAAAGCCAACTGATAAAGTCTATCACCTAGGCGATGTAGTTATCAACCGCAAAGCAATGTCTATCATGCATCGGTTAAACGGTGATAAGGTATTAATTCGTGGCAACCATGACATCTTTAGAGACAGCGAATATAGAGTACACTTTAGAGAGTTACGTGCTTACCATGTATTGAACGGTATGATCTTAAGTCATATCCCTTTACATCCTGAGTCATTGGGTAGGTTTGGTGTTAACATTCATGGCCATACTCATGCAAATCGTGTGATGAATGGAGATGTTATTGATACACGTTATCATTGCGTTTGTGTTGAACAAACAGACTTTCGTCCGATCTTATTTGGAGATGTGATAAATCGCATCAAAGAAGAAGGTGGTATAGTAGGTTTCCGTAATGGCAATGGACCTACGATATAAAATAAGGAGAGGTGGCCGAGTGCCTAATTCATGACTGTTATAGAGTTCCCGTATATGAAGAACAGATGTTACCATGGATAGAACATTGGTGAAGTATACTGAGGGGAGAGCCTGTCGGTTGGGCTAAGTAAAGTACACCGACATTTATTAGGAGAAGTGGGAGAGTGGTTTAATCCGTCAGTCTTGAAAACTGAAGAACCTGCAAGGGTTCCGTGAGTTCGAATCTCACCTTCTCCGCCAATAATACGGGTGAGTTGATGCTATGGCGTGTGCATCCCCAGACTGTAAATCTGGTCCTTATAGGTAACATTGTTGGTTCGACTCCAACCTCACCCACCACTATTATCTCTGCATGAACACATCAGTTGCAGTCCGCATCCGAGAGTACTGCGTAATTTTGTGTGATGCCAGTCTGATGTGTTCTTGTAGAGATAAATGGACTCATAGCTCAATAGGTTCGAGCAGTCGGCTTTTAACCGATTGATCCGAGTTCGAGTCTCGGTGAGTCTACCAAGTTTATGTGCCGGATTTGAAGCCAAACGTAGACGGGTTTGATTCCTGTTAGGCGCGCCAAAGTTTGCTTCCATAAACTAATTGCTTCTAGTACTGGTACCGGAAAAAAGCATTGCCCAAGTTCTCCCCCGCAAGGTGAGTATGTAGGTTGGAATCCTACTGGAAGCTCCAAGAAGAGAAGGCACAGGTTCGATTCCTGTCTGTTCCCGTTGAACGGAGCAGTAGTTTAGTGGTAGGAACATATCGCCTTTTCAGGACCTGTAGCTCAATGGTTAGAGCCGGCCGCTCATAACGGTCTGGTTGCAGGTTCGAGTCCTGCCGGGTCCACCAAGTTAAATAAGCTCGAGATGATCATAGGTACTTACGTGTTGTATGGTGGCCACTGTGCAATAATTAGTCACAATCCTATGTCATAATGCGGCCAATATCTGTGCGGTCGACTCAATTTATGCGCGGCATGGTCTGGTTGACTGGTCATTAAAGTTTTTATTGGCCCAACGAGGTTCAAATCCTCTCCGTGTACCTTTATTAAAGGAATAATGGCGCATAGCTCAGCGGTAGAGCAAACGCTTGATAAGCGTTAGGTCGGTGGTTCAAATCCATCTGTGCCAACCAAAGTTTGTGGTAAGGAAAGTAAAAGGAGAATGGGCAAGTCAGACCGCAACCTGACCAGATACCTCACCTGCCACAACAAGATTGTGATGAAGCAGAGAAGAAGTTGAAAGTTGCAGACCCGCAAGACGGATCAGTCGGTAAACTTACAGACACAACTTCTCGTTGGAGAATGCGCCCTTTGTCGGGGAGAATTGCTGGTTCGAACCCAGCCATCGCAGCCATATTGGTAGCCCTAGTGGCGGTTAAGCTCCTCGCCATATAAAATAAAGAGGAGTGAGAGTTAGTGCCAGCACAGAAGCCCTTTCCGGGTATTCATAGCACAGGTACGTGACGGGTCTCTTTCAGTAGGATCAACACCCGTTTTATTTTTGGGACGTTCGGCTAATGGCTAGGCCTCTTGATTTTCGCTCAAGTAACAGGAGTTCGATTCTCCTACGTCCCACCAAGTTTGTGAGAGTGGCGAAATTGGTAAATGCGCGGGGCGCCCCCGTGAGAAATTCATGTCGATCTCTGAATTACTCTTGCAGGTTCAAGTCCTGCCTCTCGCACCAAAAAATGCTTGACATTTTTATAAAGCTAATATATCATCATAATACTGATGGTTGAAACGGAGTTTAAAAATGTCGTACATTCTTTATGATCCTACACCTTCTAGATTTGACGGTGCTGTTCCATATAATCGTTTAAATGCAAATAAACGATGGGCTGAACATACATATAACTTGATCATCCTTAAACATATTGAAACTAATACACCAGATGTTCGTGAAAAAATTCAAGCAGCAAAAGAGATTCTTGTTTGCCAAAAAAAGATTACTTGGTGGGAACGTCATCCTAACTTTAAAGAAAAAAATGCTGTTTCTTTACGAAAAGAAAATTATGGAGTTTAAATAAAAAACAGGGTATAGCTCAATGGTAGAGTGCCGCACTTGGACTGCGGAGGCTTCAGGTTCGAGCCCTGATACCCTGACACAAGGCAGACCCACTTGGGCTTCATGTTCAATATAATCTGCCACCGCCATATACGAAACGTGGGATGGGCTGTATATGCGGGGTTTGATAGTTTTCCTGACACAAGAAAAACTATCACTAATTTATTTCGGAGTAGATCAGCGGTAGATCAGCTGACTGTTAATCAGCGTGTCGCAGGTTCGATCCCTGCCTCCGAAGCCAATTTTGCCCTTATAGCTCATTAGGTAGAGCAGTTGCTTTGTAAGCATCAGGTGGTCAGTTCGAATCCGACTGGGGGCACCATAATCGAAATGTCGGAACACCGGACGATAGATAGCGCGCATCCAAGCTGCTTGGGTATAATGCAAAGGTGTTAGGATTTAGGTGGTTGTTCCTTAAACAACCACCACAGAATTTACAAGGATATACCGGCCACGCCTCTCATTCAGAACGAAGCGCAACAGGCATTCTGGAATTAACCAGTGAGACTCCTGAGTCAACGGTGAGTTTATTGAGGAAGTGTGCAGGAACGGCTACTGCGGGGTCTGCAAAACCTTTTCATGTCGGTTCGAATCCGATCTTCCTCTCCATTATAAATATAATATGACAATAGAACAAACAAAAGAAGCCAACAGATATTTTTGGATAATCAAAGGCCACCTCATCCCAGAAGGTTGGTCAGACATCGATATCGAAGAAATATCATTGAGCTATTTCAAAAGGATCTGGGGAAACCATGAAGCTTGCTTCCGTGAGGAAGGCTTCGAAGAAGCATGGTCTAAAAGAAATGTCGGTCGGGGAAGATGGTAATCCGCAGGTCTCCAAAACCTTGAGAACTAGGTTCGATTCCTAGGACCCTCGCCAAATCAGGAAAATGATGATGAAGTGGTTTGCATATCTTACAGTATTATTATTTTCAACTCAAGCACAAGCAGAGCAACAGATAGAGCAGGGTCCGCTTGAATGGGGACCCTGCTATTTGCGTCTACATCAGTTCGAGCATAAAGTTACTGAATACGAATATAACGGCTGGGACGTTAAATCTGATTGGAAGAACCAGAGTCAGAAATCTGCTTCGATCACTGCGATAAGCAAGAATGATGTCAAAGTAAATATTAAAGTATCTTGTACGGGCGGTATGTTTATCGTCGAGAGAAATTGGTGATTAAACTTTTTTAACAGCTCGTCTTACAGGTTTCTTTTTCCTGACAGCTCTGACAGGTTTCTTCACTATATGTTCTTTATGCTTGAGAGCTATAACAAGCAAGATTAGGCTGACATTTATCGTTGTGATCAATGACCATTCGACAGTCTTGATCAGTTGATCGCTAGCATTCAGACGACCCATCACAGCCTTGGAAAATTTAGCTGAGGTGTCTATGATCTCAGATTTATATTTCTGATACTCCATGCCAAACACAAGATCGATGGCTTTTGATTCCTGATCTTCTACATTCTGCGTCTTGCCTTCACGGATATCTATTATGATCTTGAATGCTTCAGTCTCACGAACAGCAAGATTATTACTGAGCTTGACTGCTTGTTCATATATCTCTAATTCTTCTTTGGTATAGTCAAACTCTTTGACACGATCTACGAAGCTAATTTTACGACCATCATCGCTGGGTATATCACCTGCTCTTGCCTTAAGTATCTTTTCAAATTGTTCTCTCCAGACAGGATTCTTCGTAGCAACATAGTAACGAGCATTGTTTGTCAGATCGTCAGAGCTCTGGCTCATCAAGTGTCCAAAAGTGATAGAAGTCATTATTAGATTTTGATTCTTGTCTTTCTCCATGTTTGTATGAAGGAATCCAAGACTGCAAACAAATATCAATCCTGAGATGATATACGGAAGCTGTTTGATCTCAATAAATTTATCAAATATTTTCATTTCGCTGATCCTAATAATGTTGATATCACTTGTTTTATTTCTTCTTGGTAATTTGTTAAAATGAGCATGATTATACCACCGAGCCCCAATAAGTTCTTGTTTGAACTTTCTGGCATTGGTTCTGGCTGACGTCTTCTTGTTGTTTTTCTTGCTACCATTTTTATGATTACCACATATAGTTGATTCGATATATTTATAGATATGCAAAAATTTCTAAGAATGGGGATATCAGGTAATTTCATAAATAAAAATACATTA